ATTTTGCTAGTCTAGAGCCTCTTTTAAATAAATTGTAGTTTCAAGTAAAACATCAAAGTCATAAGAGTAGGTTCACCTCATAATATTTTATTTAACATAAAATGAAGTTATGCGACTTCAGAATGACTATAGAGAAAATATGTCTGATAATAATGAAAAACCACAAAAAACTTCTGAAAGATTTTTACGTCATATATTAGAAGTTGATCCACAAAAAGTTGATTTAAAATTTATTTTCGATCATGTAAGAAATTATGGTATAGCAGCTACTGTAATGCTTGTAGGTATCTATTTAGCAAAACATCCTGAAAATTCTATGACACTTATTCCAAGTTTTGATATTTTCTGGGCAATATTGTTAATATGTATAGGTTTTTTGCTAAATACCCTTAATTTAGTACAAGCAATTTTAATTTTAGCCAAACTAAAACTTAATATTGTTATTTATTTTATCTTTAGTTTTTTATTATTTTTTATTACTAGTAAATTATTTTTCACATCTATTAGACAAGTTATAGGTTATTAAATTATGAAAATTGTTTCTTCTTCTGATGCTGAATTAGGTGGTGTAACTCTACTAACTCACTATTGTTTATTTAATGATAGTGATTCAATTACTCACTTTTCAAATGATACTGATTCCGATCTATATGAATTATTACCAAATTTATATGCAGTTTGTATTTCTGATAATTCCCAAGAAAATAGAAAAGTTACAGCAGGATTTGTCATAAAAACGACTTACACTCATAATGATTCTGAGTTTCTTAATGCCTTAATAAACATTGTTAATCAAAAAAGTGAATTAAAACCTTATTATAATGATAAGACATCTTTTCTTCCTGCTAAGCTAAGTGCTACAGGAAAACCCTTAACAGAAGCTGAGTTTTTACAAGTAATGCAACATCAGTTCTTAAAATTTAATGTTGATGGTAGATCATAAATAGCTGCTTTCAATTATATTTTTATAATTTATAAGATCGAATGAAAAATGTTTATTGATATTATTGCTGCTATTGTTGCCTTTTTCTCACTAATAGTTGCTATTGGTTCTCTGATAGTGACTTATATTGTTTACTTTAATAATTCGAAAGGAGATGTTGTTGTATATACTAAGGTTGATTTAGATAGACAAGGATTAATTCTTTTAGTTATTCATAATATTGGAAAGGGGATTGCTCAAGATATTACCTACAATGGGACGGAATCTATTATAAAAAACTCTAGTGGTTATGACATTGGTGCTTTTATATCAGGAACACCAATTCTATTTCCTGATGAAAAATTAATTTACTCTTTAGGGATGTACCATAACTTAAAAAATACTCTTCCTGATCATCCCATTGAATTAGATATTCATTTTCGTACTAAGATTGCTTTATATCCTTATAGAAGAAAAATTAAAAATGCAGTCACAATAGATATTAATACTTTTAGTGGAGTGGATATTGGTGAATCAATCTTCCAAAAAGATGTCCGAACATCTTTAAAGGAAATTTCATCCTCATTGAAAAAAATGTCATAAAAAAGAGTCCACGCTTTCTAATGGTGGACTCTAGTCCCAAATTCGGGACTTTTATCTTTAAAACTGCCAAGTTGATGTCAGTTTGATGATTTACATTTCCTTAAAATAGTTACCTCGATTTTTTAGTGCTTACCTCAATCATCAAACAAAATCCTTTGATTCTTCAAAGGATTTTTTATTTATATCTAGTCATCTTTCCCCAAAATTTCCTCACGATATTTCATTACATCAGCGGTCTTAAGTTGGGGGAGGTACATGCGTATTAAAGTATGTATGACATCTGACTCTTTAATTCGGGTCTTCTTCTCAATCATCATATCTAAAGCAGCGTTTTTAACCATTTCTTCCTCATCATCACGCAGTCGAATCGTTATAGCCATTTCTAAAACTCCAAGTTAGCCAGTAAGCAACCATAATTTGTGATTTATATTTTATGATATATTGTAATATCACAAATCAGATGTTATAAGTATCCCATATTGTGATTTGTGATATTTGATTTATTTGGGATTGCTTAGTGTGTTAGACCATCTTTGTATAAATGCACCCTTTGAGAGCAGCTTCTATTCTGTAGATGCTGAAGGGCGTTATTTCTTCATTGATGTTGATTTACATAGTATTGAAATTCCTTTGGCGTCACGATCTGTCCATAAAAATGATGATGGGAGTATTTCTGCATCAGCACTATTTCATCCATATGAATCAGTGCCGACACATTACACAGGCATGGCAATGAAAGTCTTCTTCGATTCTGCTTACGAACCTTACGTTCAAATTAAAGCTTCGCCTGCAAAGTTATTACAAGGTCATAACGTATTCGGTAGTGACAATATTGAACAGGGTGCAATGGAAATGATCGGCTTCTTGTATGAAGCCTATCCATTATTAGCAAGAATGCTCGATTTTCAAAAAGCATGGGTATCACATATTGATGTAACTTACTCAACTCGTCTTAAAGACCAAACTACGGCAAAAAAAGTTCTCGAATATTTAGGCAATGTTAGTAATGGTCAGACACGAGTAAGTAAAAAAGCTTATGACACTTCTCGCTACTGGGGCGGAGAAACATCTCGTTTGCTTAATCATAAGTGTTATTTAAAACACGATGAATTCATGGCGCAATTCGCTGAACAACAACAACTTGCGAAGAAAATGGATAAATCAGCGATGCGTGTTGTTGAAGTTATGTCTAATCAAAAACTTATTGATTGGACAATCGGGCTTTTACGCTTTGAGTCACGTTTAAAAAAACGTTGGTTAGAGCGTAATAATGTACCTACAAACCTATTCGAACTAATTCGTTTTCAAAAACAAAATCCCAACTTACTTCAAACACTTTGGACAAAAGCCACACACAGCATATTTGAAGCTCTTAGAGGTCAAACTATGAAATTAACTGACGATTTAAGTGTACTTGAAGCTATCGAACGGTCAGAAGTAGTCATGACTAAATCGGGCAAGCCTTCACCAACTAAAGTCAGAAATCTATTCGCAATGTACTGCTTAATTAGAGAAAAGGGCATTGAGGAATTGAAAGCCAATTATTCAAAAACTTCATTTCACAGACTAATTGCTGAACTGTGTTTATGTGGTTTCTCAAAAGCTTATTTGCAGAATTTACATACAAATAAAGCGAACAACATTATTCCTTTTATCAAGCTCATTGAGATTGATTTCAACCAACAATTGCCTGAATGGTATGTAGAACCAAACTCGCAATTTAATTACAAAATAGCTTAGGAGCTAAAAAATGTCACAAATACAGACTGTTATCGTTACAGGTTTAAAAATGTCGCATGGTGAGTTTACCCCTGATAACGGTAAAAATAAGGGTATTCCACAACCTTATGACAACCTAAATATTTATGCCTCAATCCCTTTTCCTGAAGCAAATATGGAAGCTAAAGGTTCATCTGAACAGTTATTTAAATTAAAGGGTTCGGGTAATTATTACCGTTTTAAAGACGTTGAATTGCCTTGTAAATTTGATCTCGAATTTGAGTTTGATTTTACTCGCACACCACCAAAACCAGTTCTAAAAGATATTCAAGTATCAGAACAAGATGATATTTGATTATGTATAAAAAAAATCCTATTTACAGAACAACGACTTATGACAGAAAAGTAGGGCAGTTGCGTAAAGAGGATTATTTAAAGATTAGGCAAATTCTTAATCTTTATTTAGAAGAACAGCAAAGCATTGATACTACGACAAATGATGAAATTAATGATTTAAAAACATTGATTTGGAAAGTAGACCATCAAGCTGAACGGATGTAGGAATTTAAGAAATGCACGTTTGCAAGACTTTATCACAGCCAAATGAATCAGGTCTGCAAACATGCTTGGAGTGGCAGGAAATTAAATCATTCTTGCCTGATTTAACGGTACAGCAAGCCAATGAATTACTAATCGCAATCGTGGGTTGCCTTGCCGTTGTATTCATCGTTAAGCAAGTTATTAGCTTGCTCAAATAATGAGGTTTATATGAAAACTCAAGTTCAACAAAAAAACAAGGCACTACCAGTTGCTTTAGGTACTGGACTGATGGTTGCTGCTGGTTCTGCATTTGCGGAGGGTGATTTAGCCACTGGCGCAACCTCTGCAATCAGTGGAGGAAGTGCAACACTTCAAACAGTGGGTACTGCCATTATTGGCGTTGTTGCAGGTGTTTGGGTCATCAAGCGTGTAATTGCTTTGATTCGTTAAATAACATTAGCCCTTAACAATGGTTAAGGGCTTTTAGGTGGTTATATGAATAAATTTATTGCTTTCGGTGTTATCTGCTTTGCTTTCAGTCTATTTCTAAACTTCATATTTGATAAGGTGCTATAGGTGGAAGCGTGGATTTATTTAATAGTTTTAAGTGTTTGCTTCGCGGCTTTATTATTGCGTTAGTCTTATGTTCTGCTCAAAACGCCTTTTCGAGTGCTGCTGAAAAGTGGGATTATGAAGTAAAACCAGATCGGTCCAAAAATATAGTTTTAATTGAAGCAAAAAAAGTTGATACGCCTGCTGCTAATGATGCAACTTATAGAATTAGAGTTTCACCTTCAAAAACTGTTGTTGCTAGAACAATGATGAGGCGTTTATTTAGACGTGCAAATCCCTTAATTGGTGTTTCAACAATGGCTGTGGAAGCTCTTTTATCGTCTTATGGATATAAAATTGATAATGATGAACAAGTAATTTATAAAGAAATATCGAAAGATCAAAGTTTATATTATTGGCATTGCTATGGGTCAAACTATACGAATATTAATGAGCTTACATCTTGTGTTTTAAGTCAAGTAAATATTATTAGCCACGGCCTTTGGATTTATAAAAATCCTCAGCCATCTATTTCAGAAAATGGAAAGGACGTACAGATTCTGGCAGATCGATATGATGCAAATACAGGACTATTGATTGCTCCTAATGCTCTTATTGAAACTGTACGTGGACAGCTTAATCCTAACGCAAATCCAAATCCTGAACGACAAATACTAACAGAAGCTCAGTTAGGCGATATAATGTTTGGTCGTCATCCTGAAACTGGTGCAGATACTGGAGTATGGACAGGTGTTAAAGAAGCGTATGAACGAATCCCTAATGAGCAATCAAAGCCTGATGAAGCACCATACTTTGTAGAACAAACTTTAGAAAAATCTAATCCTGATTCAAATTCAACTGAGATTACACATACTGACCCTGAAACAGGAAAACAGACCAATTCTGCATTGCCTAATTTCTGTGATTGGGCTACTCCAATTTGTTCATTTGTAGAATGGTTTAAAGACGATTCAGATATTCCTGAACCTGAAAAATATACCATTACAGAATTGGATAAGTCGAAATTACCTACAGCACCACAATTTAACTTTAACAACCAATGTCCTGCACCAAAGACATTTACCTTAAATCTTGGCATGGCATCGACTCAAATATCGTTACCCTATGATTATTTCTGCTCATTTGCGGTTGATGTACGACCATTCGTGATTCTCGCTGCATGGCTACATGCTTGCTACATATTCGTTGGCTTCGTGAGGTCATAAAATGGCAGGTTTATTAGTACGTGTATTAACTTGGTTTGCATCTGGTCTAGTCTTTCAAGCCTTATCCGCCTTTGGTATTGGCATCTTCTCAATGTATTTCTTAAACGAAATTACTTCTTCCTTGATTGATTCTATGAGAGATGCTGTTACAGGTTTACCTCCTGCTGTACTTGGCATTCTTGGGCTTGCTGGCTTTGATAAATATTTATCTATTGTATTAGGTACATTTGTCACTGTGACTTATTTGCGCTCTATGAGATTTGTATTAACTAGAGAAATGTAATGAATCCCATTGCGAATGACGACGAAGCATGAGGAGGATTGAGCAATGGGAATATATCACTTCAATTGGTTTAATGAGCTTTGTACTATGCTTACACTAATTACAGCAACACCAGGTTCAGGCAAAACATTAAAAGCTTTATCCATGATCTTTGATTTCCTCAATGATGGCCGTAATGTCTGGACGAACATTGACGGTATTAATATCTCTGGTGTACGTAAATTTGAAGATGATATAGAGAATCCATTTGATTGGCGTAAATTGGATCATGGTTCTGTCGTTCTTTATGATGAAGCACAAAAGCACCCAGCATTTGCTAAGAGAGATATGTTAAAAAAATACCCAAAGGATAGGGCAGAAGACATAGCCAATATTGCTTGGGATCTCGATTACCATCGGCATAATGGTTATGACATTGTATTAATTACCCAGTCACCAAAACTTATAAATCAACACACATTAGACTTTGTTGGTGAGCATTTACATTTAAGACGTGTCTTTGGCTTAAAACAGGCTACGATCTTCCATTTCCCTGAACATAAGCTAAATCCAAATACAAGAAGTGTTCGTGATGAAGCAATTAATAAAGAAACATTTAAATTCCCCAAGCACTTATTTAAGTTCTATAAATCAGCTACTCAGCATACTCACAAGACCAAAATACCTTTGAAATATATAGCTATTCTTATAGCTGTATTTATAGGGATACCCAGTTATGTTTATTCAAAGTGGAAGGATGATAAAATATTAAATAGTCAAAATACAGTCATAGAAGATTCAAAGCAGCCTGTTAAAGCGCAAGCACCAATTGACACCCCCCCAGTAAAATCAACTACGGAAAAAGAGGTTAAAGCTGTAGATTTGGAGCAACAAGAATTATCTAGAATTGCCATGATCATAGATTCATCGACAGATTGTTATGCCAAAAACTCCTATGGTGAAGTAATTGAAATAACACTGGATGAATGTAAAAAGTTATCAAATAAAAACAATAGAATGGCATTCTCAAAGGTTAAAAAAGATCAGTATTTACAGGAAAATATATCAGCAAACAGCAATGATCAAGTTCATTACAAACCACCTGTATATCCTGATTCTTAG